GAGTGGTGGGTACTGGTTATATCCGGCTGTGTTTGTGCTGGTATATTACTCGGCTGGTGGTATGGTGCTGCCGCGTTGTCAATTATTTGTTGCACACAGGATTAAGATATGATGCAGCGTAAATCATATGGTGCAAAATTCACCCCCGCCGCTAGCGAGGCGGAGATGTATGCCCAAATAACGGGCGTGGAAAGCGCAGTATTTAAACTGCCACGACGTGACGGCAGAAAAAGGTGGGTAGTAACGTACGAGATAAACAGCGGGAAGTTCATCGGCACCGCAATTATCGAGGCAGTCTCCGTGGTTTTGACCGGGGCGGGCTCTTTTTGGGCTGATGGCGTAGATATAAATGTGGAGGAGGCAATCCTCGATATCGTTTGCCAACCAGGGGAAGCAAATGACGCAGCGTAAGCCAAAAGCCAAAGGCGGGCAGCCCAAATATGATAAGGCGGTAATATTCCCAGTGTTATGCTCCCTCGTTTCTATGGGCGGGAACCTGGATAGTATTTGCAAGGAGCCGGGGATGCCTGCACATTCTACGGTGATTCAGTGGATGCTGGATGATGCCACGTTCTCCGAAGACTACGCGCGCGCGAGGGATGCCAGGGCTGATGCCCGTTCTGACCGGATAGACGGCTATGTGGTAAAGATGCTAAAAGGCGAGATTGATCCGCAGCAGTGCCGGGTAGCCATTGATGCAGAGAAGTGGCAGGCCGGGAAAGAGCAACCTAAACGGTACGGAGACAAGCTCGATCTGAATCACTCTGGTGAAGTAAAAACCATCCGAATCACAACAAACGTAGAAGAATGATAAATCTATTCGTTAGGAATGGAGCGGCGTAAGTGGTTGTATTATCGTGTTTGGTACCCCAAAAAGCCGCGCTCACACTGTTAGGCATTTATGGCAGAAACTTTCGATCTTATATATAATTGCGGCCCAGTGTCTAGGCAATTCCACGCCGATAAAGAAAGCCGCGTCAAGTTGTTGATAGGCCCATTTGGCACAGGTAAAACCTCAAGCGCAGCCTATGATATCATCGAGTGTCAGTCAAAACGAGTTATCGAAATAGACGGGAAAAAGCGGAGCCGTTTCGCCGTGGTACGAAATACCTACCCAGAGTTACGTGACACCACCATAAAAACGTATCTTGACTGGTTTCCAGATACGGTATTTGGCAGTTATAACCAAACCGATAAGATTTACCGCATCGCCTACGATGGACGGGAGATAGAAATCATCTTTAAAGCCCTTGACACGCCTAAAGATGTGCGCGACCTCCTGTCTCTGGAGCTGACCGGGGCGCACGTCGATGAAGCAAGAGAAATCCATCATGACGTTATCAAGGGGCTTCTTGGCCGGATTGGTCGCTACCCTTCAATGAAGGACACTAGCGGAGTAAATCCATTCATAACCCCCCCGCAAGTCACACTGACAACCAACTATCCGAGCCGGGAGCATTACCTCTACAAGGAGTTTGTTGAGGCTCCGATTACCGGGTATTCCATTTATGAGCAAACCCAAGAGGAGAACAAACACAATCTCCGGCCTGGATATTATGAAGATCTGGAAAGCGACTATGCAGAACGGCCCGACTTGCTGAAAACTTTGGTTCGGGGAGAATGGGGCGTAACGGTGAGAGGGAGACAGGTATATCCTGAATTTAACCGGCGTTTTCATGTCGCAACCAGGCCGTTGTTGTCAGTAGTCAAGGAAGGGGTGAAGGGAGGGAGGGCCATTATCCGGGGGTGGGATAATACCGGACTTAACCCGGCTTGCATTATCACCTACATAAACAGTTTGGGCCAGTGGTTTTGGGTTAGAGAGTTTTGTGGAGAAGACGCTCGGATCATTGACTTTGCGCAAGCGGTGCATTTGTGGTGCGCTCAAGAGTTTCCGGTCGACACTGAATATATTGATATTGGAGACCCAGCCGGGAAAATTAGAGACACGCTAAAGGGTAGCCCCCGCGACTACATCCGTGAAGAGACGGGGATTGATATACAGGACGGTCTCCAGTCGTTCAAAATTCGGCGTGAATCGGTTGCTGGTAGGCTGAGCAGGCAGATAAACGGGATGCCCGCTTTAGTGGTTGATCCTGGTTGCACAAGAACGATAGATGGTTTTGAGGGCGGGTATGCCTATCCTGAAATTGGGAACAGCGGGATGTTTAAAACAGAGCCAGAAAAAAACCAATACAGTCATATCCACGATGCAGGACAATATCCGGCGACTATCCTTTTCCCGCCCGGCCCCGCCAGGGAAGATGACTACGAGGAAGACGATCACGTTACCAATACACGAAATTCTGTGACAGGCTACTAGTGGAAGCAAAGCAAGAGAACGACAAGAAATTTGTTGACGAGCACATAAGGATTGCACTTTCTTCTTGCTTTTTCGGTGAAATTCGTATAAAATTTGAACACGGTAAGGTGGTACAGCTTAAAAAAGAGCAGTGCTTCAAACCTAAAAACTAGATCGGCTATCAAAACAATTGAGGCCAGCTTCTCCATAACGGGGATTGCTGGCCTTTTTGCGTTTAAGGAGCAGCGTGGACGGATCGACGATAGAAAACCTGCTTAGATTTGCCAAGATGGACAACGTGGCCTCTGAGGTCGAGGATGAAAAGCTCATCAAGATCGGGCGCGATGTTGTTCGTCTGTACAAGATCGATGAAGATAGCCGCGAAGACTGGAAGAAGCGGTCCCAAGATGCGATGGCCCTTGCGCTGCAAGTTACAAAGAAGAAAGACTTCCCCTTCGAAAATGCCTCCCAGGTCAAGTATCCACTCCTTACCACCTCCGCACTCCAGTTCCATGCCAGATGCTACCCGGCAGTAATCCAGGGCGATAAGGTAATAAAGTTCCGCGTTACCGGCGAAGACCCTGAAGGCGAGAAGAGCAAGCGGGCCGTGCGGTGCGCTCAGTTCATGAATTGGCAGCTCCTTTTCCAACAGGAAGAATGGGAAGAGCAGTTCGACCGGCTCCTGTTGGCGCTGCCTATCGAGGGGTGCGAGTTCAAAAAATCGTTTTATGACCCAACCCTTGGCCGGAATGTATCTGAGTGGATCAGGCCGGAGGATTTCGTTGTCCACAACAAGACAAAGAGCTTGGCAGTCTGCCCCAGAATGACCCACCGGCTGTATTTCTATCCACACGAGATTGAAGTGCGGCAATCTTCTGGGTTATGGGTTGACGTAAACCTCGAAATTAGCAAAACGGACGAAGAGGAAGAGACTCAGCAATGCTTCCTTGAGCAACACTGCTTGTTGGACCTTGACGAGGATGGGGTCAAAGAGCCGTGGTGCGTGACCGTCCACGAGCAATCGCAGAAGGTTGTGAGGATCAAGGCCGGGTTCTACCCCGAGGATATCTGGATCAATCTGGACGAAATGAAACGGCTTGGAGATATTGACGCATCTGTCCCTGCTGAAGCGGTTTTCGGTGCCCGGGTTGTTATTAAGATTGACCGCATTCAGTATTTCACCAAGTATCCGTTCATCCCCTCGCCCGATGGAGGCTTTTATGATGTTGGGTTCGGCCAGCTTATCGGGCCGCTGTCAGACACCATTGATACCACGATAAACCAAATCATCGACGCGGGCACGTTGGCCAACACTCAGGGTGGTTTTGTCCGTGACGGGATTGGGGTAGGAAAAGACGGGCGCGGTGTAATTAGATTTTCCATGGGGGAGTTTAAGTCAATTCGCATCCCCCCGGCCATGCCCATAAACCAAGCTATACAGCCAATGATCTTCCCTGGCCCGTCCGCTGTTTTGTTCCAGATGCTGCAAATGTTGATTCAATCGGTACGCGATATTACCGGGGTGCAAGACATTAACGTAGGCGCAACCCCGCAGAACGAGACCGCCACCACCACCATGATTCGGGTGGAAGAGGGATCGAAGGTTTTTACCGCAATTTACAAGCGCATCTGGCGGGCGATGAAGGAAGAGTTTGCGAAGCTGTACAAGCTGAACAGTATTTATTTGCAGCCGGAAACGTATTTTACGGTGCTTGATTCCAATGAACAAGGGGTCGTGTCTCTCCAAGACTTCAGGGGAGAATCAACCGATATACAGCCCGTTGCAGACCCAACCATCGCGACGACTCAGCAGAGGATAGCAAAGGCCGAGTTGTTGATGGGGCAAATGGGGAACCCGCTCACCAACAAAGAGGAAATTACTCGCCGCTACTTGGAGGCAGCAGAGATTAGTGGCGTTGACAAGGTAATTATCCCGGAAGATCAGCGGCAAGTCCCACCCGACCCCAAGATAGAGCTTGCCGCCATGAAACAACGCGACGAGGCAAGAGAGTCAGAGGCGCGGGTGCTGAACCTGTACGCCAAGACGCTTGAGGCGTTTGCAAACGCAGAATCAAAGGAAGTAGGAACCCAGCTTGATCAGTACAGGCTGGAGCTTGAAGCACTAAGAACCCAGATAGAGGCAGGCGATGCTAACAAAGGAAGAGTTGCAGGAATGGAAGGCGCACCCGACGACCAAAGCGGTGTTCCACCGGCTGAAGAGTTACCAGCAGGTATTGACGCAGGAATGCTTGGAGGCGGGGAACCTGGACAAGGACCAGGCATGGCGATTGGTGGTGGAGAACAAGGCGAAGTTTGACGTGGTTCAGGATATTTTCGACACGGAGGCAGACAATGAATAAAAGCGGCATCAAGCCTATGGAGTACAAAATCCTCGTTGAGCCTGTGAAGGTTGAGGAAAAGACAGCGGGCGGTATTTATCTCCCCGACCAGGTGAAGGACAAGAACAAGTTTGCCAATGATGAGGGCACTATTATTGCGGTTGGCCCTATTGCATTCACCGACCCGCACTGGCTGGAATGCCCGAAGGTTGGCGACAAGGTAATGTTTGATCGGTACGCAGGCATTATCGTTAAAGGAAAAGACGAGAATGAATACCGGATCATCAACGACAAGGAAATTTGTGCAATATTGGAGGAAGTATGAGCGAAGACATTGAAAAAAGGGCCAAAGAAATGGGTCATGTTTCAAAAGAAGAATGGAAAGGCGACCCTGACAAGTGGCGGCCCGCAGAGGAGTTTGTAAAGCGCGGCGAAGAGATTGTGCCTATCCTCAAGGACCGCCTGGACAAAACGGAACGCGAATTAAAGGCCGCCCTGGCCATTAACAAGCAAGAGCTTGAAGAGGTCAAGAAGGTTGCCTACGAAACCGCCAAGAAAGACTACGACCGGGAGCGTAAGGAGCTTGAGAAAAAAGAGCTTGAGGCATTCCAGACCGGCGATGCCGACGCATACCACGCGGCGAAGAAAGAGGCGGCAGCACTAAAACCGCCCGATCAGCCCAAGGCTCCTGCGCTAAATCCTGTTTTTGAAGATTGGCAGGACAAAAACAAATGGTACAGCGATGAACCTGAGCTTGCGGAGTATGCCGATTTCCTGGGGGATAAACTTTTCAAGGAAAATCCCAAGCTATCCCTGTCTGACATTTATGACAAGGTTTCTGCCAAGGTAAAGAAGCAGTTCCCCGACAAGTTCACCAATCCTCGCCGGGAAGATGCCGGTTCGGTTGAGGGTGGAAGCCCCGCAGCAAATGGTGGGAAGGGCAATAAGTTTTCA